CGTGCTGAGACAGGCAATGTTGGATGGCGTGACATCCACACTCACACAGAGCAGTCACAGGGCAACCTATGGGCTGGCACAATCGGTACATACGAAGGTGCTTTCTATGTAGAAAACCCACGCATGTACTCTGCTAAGACAGGTGCAGACCAGACCGCTCTAGCAACAACTGCAGTAACAGTCGCTGGTACATCAGCAGGCTTTACATTCGGTGTTGCTTCAACAGCAGTCATCGCTTCTCGTGCAGAAGTTGGTGACAAGATTGCAGGAACAGGTATCGCTTCTGGTGCCAAGATTACTGCTATCGAAACATCAGGTTCAACAACAACAATTACTGTTGACACAGCAAACACTGCTGCAGTTACAGCAACTACAGTTGTAACCGTTACACCAGTAACTCGCGTATTCTCAACAATTCTCTGCGGTAAGCAGGCATTGGCTGAGGCTGTGGCTCAAGAGCCAGGCGTAGTTATCGGTAATGTGACTGACCGCTTGATGCGTTTCCGCCCAATCGGATGGTACGGAGTACTTGGTTTCTCCCGCTACCGTGAGGCTGCGCTATACCGCATTGAATCAGGCTCATCAATCGCTGCACTTTAATCGTGCGGGAGGGGTGGGGCGAAAGCCCTGCCCCTTCACTTATTAGTAAGGACAAACAATGACTCAGTATACATTCACAACACCAACCGTTGAAGAAACTCCAATGGGTGAAGGAGTATTGTTTGAGCGTTACACCATCACACGAGGTGTCACTGTGATGCGGCATAATGGTATCTACTCCTCTTACCGATACCCAAGTCAGACAGAAACACTCTCTGCACAGGAACTATACATGGGTGGAACTGTCACAGTTATTGACCAGGCTACAGCCGATGCCCTTACTGCTCAAGGATACGGCGCTTACATAGAGGCTATCTAATGAATTTACACCAAAGACAAACGCACCCTGAATTTGTAGAAGGTTGCTTTGGTTGCAAAGCAGCAACACTTGAGATGGGTGTAGGCGATGCCAACACTAAAGTAGCAATGTCTACTAGCAAGTGGGATGCAGAACTAAAAGCCTATAAGGATGCTCGTGCTCAAGGCATCCAGCCAGCAGGAACAAGCATGGCAAAGGTACAGGAAGCGGTAAGAATTTCCGACAAGGTTGGTAAAGCCTTTGACGGTAATACAGGAACATTCGTCTAGGAGGAATCATGGCAGCAAGGAAGAAGCCAGTAAAAGCAAAGGTACAAGTTGTTGATGACAACTACACACCTTTGGAACAGTACTGCATTGCTCTTAATGAATATTGGAAAGCACTTAAGAAGTCAGGCTTTCCAGAATCTATATGCATGACACTTATCATGGATAAAGATTCATACCCAGATTGGATTCTTCCTAAGCCAATCAACCCAACTGACATACCACTGTTCGACCCCTACGAAGATGAAGATGAGGACTAATTATGTGCATTAAATGTGGATGCTACGGCTCAGTAAACCCCTACGGTGTAGGTGGTCGTGCAGTTAACGCTGCTCCAACAGAGGCAAACATTGCCCAGTACAACAACATCAAGATTGTTCGTGTTGGCGAAGAAGGACCTATGGCAGAAAAGGAAGATGACTATGAAAAAAAGTACTCCTAAGAAAGATAAAGTTGCCAAGGTAATGGGTGAGTTTAAACGCGGAACCCTTAACGCAGGCAAAGACCCAAAGGGTCCAAAGAAGGCACCAGTGGTTAAGAACCGCAAGCAAGCAATCGCTATTGCATTGTCTCAGGCTGGTAAGGCTAAGAAGCGTGCCAAGTAAAAAAGATTCACGGTTGGCACGAGCAGGGGTGTCAGGCTTTAACAAGCCTAAGCGCACTCCCTCTCATCCAACTAAGTCACATGTAGTGGTTGCCAAAGAAGGTAACCAAGTTAAGACCATTCGTTTTGGTCAGCAAGGGGTAACTGGCGATAGAAAGCCAACAGCCCGTCAAGCATCATTCAAAGCCCGTCACGCTAAGAACATTGCCAAAGGCAAGATGTCTGCAGCGTTCTGGGCAGACAAGGTGAAGTGGTGAAGAAGAAAGCATTTTGGGACAAGCCAAACCCTAAGAAGAAGTCAACCCCGTTGACATCGGCACAAAAGACTAAGGCTAAGGCAGCGGCTAAGAAGGCTGGCAGACCATATCCAAATCTTGTGGATAACGCAGCAGCACGGAGAAAGGCTAAGTAATGGCAACAGGAACAGCAGGAAGTTCATTAGCAGACGAACTCAATCGTCTTGCAAACGGTGGTACTTATCCAGCAATGACAGCCTATGAGGTTGAGCAGGGTGCTGCTAACTCTTGGGCTGGTACATCTGGTCTAGGACTTATTGCTGCTCTTAACTACAAGGCTGACCCAACACGCCAGCCTGATGATTACAAAGACTACAACGCCATTTGCAATGAATTAGCAGGAACTACTGGACTATCAGGAGTCGTAGCCTTAAGGAGCATTGACCTATGAGTTCAACCTTTGATGAATTAGCAGACCGCGTTGAAGCGGTGTTGCATGGCTACACAGAAAACACTGAGCCAAGCACTTGGCTTACTACCAGTGCTACTACCACTACAACAACACTAAGTGTTTATGATGCATCAGGCATCGGTCGTGGTTATGTACAGATTGATGACGAAATTGTATTTGTTAACAACACAGACAATGTGGCTAACACTCTTACCCTTGCACCATGGGGTCGTGGGCAGCGTGGTACTACCGCTGCAACACATGCTCAAAACGCAAAGTTAACAGCATCTCCATTGTTCCCACGCAATGAAATTAAGAAGGCTATTAACAATACTATTGATGCAATGTACCCAATGGTATTTGCTACAGCAAGTTTTGATTTTAAATTTATTGCAGCACGCACCACATACCAGTTGCCTAGTGATTTTCAAAACGCACTCAGCGTTACCTACTCAACTGTTGGTCCAACTAAAGAGTGGATGCCTGTGCGTGCATACAACTTAGACCGCTCAGCAGATACAGATGCTTACTCATCTGCTCGCAGTATCAGCGTTTACGCTGGCATCGTGCCTGGACAGACAGTGCATGTGTTCTACTCAAAGCGCCCAACCCTTATGACCAGTGGCACAGATGTCTATGAGACAACTACTGGCATGCCTTCATATTCAGAAGATGTAGTTATCTATGGCGCAGCCTTCCGAATGATTTCTTTCTTGGACCCTTCACGCCTTGGTCCTCAGTCAGCATCTGCAGACATCCTAGATGGCGTGCGACCAACAGGTTCTGGGCAGAACGCATCCAGATTCTTGTTTAATATCTACCAGCAGCGTTTAAACGAAGTTGCGGACAACCAGCGCCGTCAACACCCAATCCGTTCCCACTACCAGAGATAGGTTAAAAAATGGCAGCAGGCGACCCAGGCTCCCCAGCGCGGTACTACTCCTCAACCGCAGTAGAAACAGCGCTATCAGGTTCCATTCCAGCACAGGCACAAGGAGCGGCTAACACCGCGTTCATTGTTGCATCTGTCTCTGGCTTTCCAGGCAATTACCCTTACACACTTATTGTTGACCCTGATACTTCCAAAGAAGAAGTAATCACAGTTTATGCTGGAAGCGGTACAACACTTAGCGTGTATCGTGGCGAGGATAATACTCAAGGCGTAGCACACTCCGCAGGAGCAGTTGTTCGCCACGGTGTATCAGGTCGTGACTTCCGTGAATCAGAGACACACATCGCTGCTCGCGGTTATGACATTGACCAGACAATCCTTGACCTTGCAGACCAAACACATGTTCACGGTATTCAGACTGGTGATGGTGTAGTTGTTGGTACTCTTAAAGAGCAGACACTTACACGCAAGACTCTTACTACACCTGTTATCAATGGCGCTACTATCAGTGGAGCAGTGACTTCAACTGCCACAATTACTGGTGGAACATTTAGTTCTGGAACTGTAACAAGTTCTACTATTTCAACTAGCACATTTACTGGTTCTTTCACAGCATCTAGCGCTACATTTGTAAGCCCAACTATCTCAGGCTCACCTGTTATTACTGGTCTATCAAGCGTAGGCATGGTCAACTCATCTGCTGTTCCTAAGATTTATGTAGATACTATCTTTGAAGATGCAACACAGGCTGCAATTAGCGCAGCATCTGCTGCAGTCAGTGCAACTTCCGCTGCTACCAGTGCAACCAGTGCAGCCAATAGCGCTACAGCATCTGCCAACAGTGCAACAGCATCTGCTACCTCAGCAAGTGCTGCAGCAACCTCGGCTGCTTCTGCTTCCGCTTCTGCAACTGCTGCTGCTACCAGCGCTACAAGCGCTGCTGCAAGCGCTACTGCTGCAGCGACAAGCGCAACTAGCGCTGCTGCATCTGCTACTACGGCTGCTGCTTCTGTGGCATCTATTGCAGGATATGCAACCGCTGCTGCTAACAGCGCAAGCGCTGCAGCAACAAGTGCTACAAGCGCTGCTGCAAGTGAATCTGCTGCAGCCACAAGCGCTGCTTCTGCTGCTGCCTCTACATCCGCTGCTGCAGCATCAGCATCGGCTGCTGCCACATCAGCAACAAGCGCGGCAGCAAGTGCTACCGCTGCTGCTACGAGTGCTACATCAGCAGCAACTAGCGCTACAAGTGCAGCAAACTCTGCAACAATTTCTGCGACATCAGCCAGTGCATCTGCAACTTCGGCTGCTGCTGCTGCAACATCTGCTACATCTGCTGCAACATCTGCAGCAAGTGCTGCTACATCAGCAACTAGCGCTGCTGCATCTTATGACCAGTTTGATGACCGCTACCTTGGTAGCAAGACATCTGACCCAACACTAGACAATGATGGCAATGCACTCCTTGTTGGAGCACTTTACTTTAACTCAGTAATCAATGCGATGAAGGTTTACAATGGTGCTTCTTGGGATTTAGTAGCCCCAGATACATCTAACTTTATCCAGAAAACTGTACTTACTGCTAAAGGTTCAATTATTGGAGCAAGTGGAGCATCCACTCCAGCAGAGTTAACAGTAGCAACAACCAATGGTTATGTGCTAAGCGTTAACAGCGCAACTGCAACTGGACTTGAATGGGCTGCGCCTAACCCTGGAGACATCACTGGAGTCACAGCAGGTACTGGCTTAACTGGTGGTGGAACATCAGGGGCTGTAACAGTTTCTTTAGACACAACATCTGCATATGTACTACCCAGCCAAAGTGGCAACTCAGGAAAATATCTAACAACCAATGGAACCAGCGCAAGTTGGGCAGCCGTAGCCGCATCAGGTCCAGTAATTCTGGGTCTTATGGGCGCTTATTAGGAGAAAGAATAAAAAATGGCAATAGCAACGACACTATCCTCATCTGCAATTGGCTACTCAATTTATAGCATTTTGCAAAACGTTCAGACAACATCAGCACAGGACCCACACACTAAAGTTGTTTACGCTAGTGATGGAACTCATATAAGCACACTGCTTGCTACTAACAGTTCAAGCGTAGTAAGATTGTTAAGAGTTATCGGCACAAGTGATGGTGGGTCAACATTGACTACATCAAATGTTGCTATCTCATCAACAATAACTTTGGATGCGCCAACTGGCAGTTCAAGTGCTGGGTGGAATAATACAACATTTAATATCCAAAGTAACGTTACTGGCAACGCAGCGCGTGCTGCTGCAGCGCCAATTGCAATTGACACCAGCGACAATTTATATATTCCTCTTATTTCGTCACAGGGAACTAACGGCGAAATGGCAATCTATAAGGTAACTAAGCCTACTGGCGGCTGGGCTGCTTGGGTTGCTGCTGGTGGAACAACAACACTTACTACAACTAAAATGGTAAGTCACGTCTTTGCTTCTGGTCCAGTTAATACTGCAAAGGCTGGACATATCTATTCTGCTTATTGGACAAACAATGGTTATCTAGTATTTCACTGCGCTGCAGAAAACCCGAACTCCCAAAGTTTTGCGTTCCTTGTATTTAATGCAACTACTGGAGCATTTTTAGGAAACAATACTTCACTTAATGGATATGCTAATACATATTTTGGAGTTAACGATACATCTGTTCCTTACCTTGGAGCACCTGGTGGAGGGTTTACATTCTTTGCAGCAGGTACTACAACCAATACGCAGATGTTCAACTTTGTTCCTTGGCAAATTAATAATGCTGGTACAATTAGTGTAAGCATTAATCAAATTAGTTCTTATTTGCTTGGAACACAAGTAACATATGCTAATGGTGGAAATTTCACAAATGCTTGTATGATTACTTGGGTTGATACTAATAAGTTTATGATAATTACTAAAAACAATACATCTCCATACAAGATGTGGGCGGGTATAATTGGACTTGACTGGAACAGTGGAGACAATAACCCTGGCGGTGCTGCTACAAGTATTAGTATTACTGGAGTAACTGCAGGTCCTACTGAGCACACCGCTGGAAATCAGACTGGTGCATATCTTGAAGTTAACTGGGCTGGAGTAGCACAAGCATTTCCAGAAGAAAGAATTGTTAGAATATATCAAACAAGTGGTAGTACAGTATATTACCAAGATATTAACTACAATTCTGGCTTTACTGCAATCACTTATGAGGCAGCACCATTTACTCTTGCTACTGGAGTTACTGGAACAGGTGCTTTAAGCACGCTAT